CCTCATTTGAGCGTTGACGTTGCTATTATGCCAATGCTCGACAATGTTGCTTCTTTGGATCGCAACACTTCCGTAGGTTACCCACTCTCTAATCGCTTTGTCAAAAAAGCTGACGTCTACGATGTTGTAGACGGTAGAGTAGTGTGGAAAGCACCAGAAGTGAAACGATCCTTTGAGGCCGATTACGAGAAGAGAATGCAGCGCGAAGATGTGAGTACCATCTTTGTCGCGCACTTGAAAGACGAACGACGAACTCCAGAAAAGAACCGCCGCCCTGGGGGCACTAGAGTATTTCATATTGCTCCCATGGAGGTCATGATTTCCGCTAGGCGGGCGCTCATTCCTTTCATAGATGCTTGCGTTTATGATCCAGTGCGCGCTTGTCACGCCGTAACGTTGAACCCAGATTCGATTCAATGGACTAAGATGATGAATAAGATGACATCTAAAGGAAAGAACTTTATACAACTCGATTATTCAAAATTTTCAGATTCTATGCCTCACGAGTTCGTAGCTTGTTTCTTCGAGCTCGTGAAGCGATACTATAAGATGTATGGCGTATTGAGCCCTAGCCTAGAAAACGTATTAGACACACTCCATCATGATATCACACGTTCGAAAGTTCTAGTGTATAACGACATATTTCAGATTTCGAATGGTGTCCTGCAAGGCCACCCTTTGACTGCTGTTCTGAACTCTTTCGTTAATATACTAGAGCAAGTTTACGTGTATTCTCGTATTACTGGTAATAGTCCGTACCACTTCTTTGAAGATTGTGCGTTGATGGTCATGGGAGATGATGTTGCTATCTCTACCAATGACACTATCATCCAAACCTACAACGCTCAGTCAATTGCATCCGAGTTCAATTTGTTGAACGTCAAAGTAACAGACCCTTTTGATAAATTCCTTCCTATCGAGTTAATGCCAAAGTCCTACCCCGCCAGACAATTCGTATTGTTGTCTCGCTCCATTGCATTACATCCCACACGCCAGGCGTTACTCGCCCCCATAAAGCTAC